CAGTGCTGACTTCCGCTGCGCCGATGATCCGCGCAAAATAAATCGACCCATCGATCATTTCAATTCGCAAATCATTTCGAGCAACCCCGGCGGCGATCCGCTTCGTGTAGTCGATGTTTTCGATGTCGATTTGTGTTGCGGTCGGCCCAACAGTTGCGACGATCTTGATGTCATCGCTCCAAGTTGGAACCCATATTGCGCCGAATTTCCCTGCGCGCGAATAAAGCCACGACCTGAATGCACCGAGCGCAGCGCGGCCGTCTATAAGCCAGCGATGCGACTGAATTATTTCAGGCGCATCGGATTCGTCGCGATATGCGCGGTCGCCAGTTGCAAAGTCGAGTTCAGCAAGCTTGCGAATAAATTCCTGATCGATGTCCTCGATCCAGTTTGGTTTTTCTCCCAAAACCGGATACCCGCGATACGTTGTGCCGCCAGATTCTTCGGGCCATGCGTTTGAATCGTTGACCTCCATCTGGACGGTTCCGTAAAGCGAATCGAAATCGAACCGCTTGAATCCATGCCGCGATTTCAGTCGCGCAGCGCGAACCGGATAAACGATCGTATCTCCAGCCGGCCATGCAAGCGTAAGCGGGCGCGCAAGCGAAATAGATGAAGCGCTGACCGTATCAATTTCGGCGACCTCGTAGGTCAAATCATTTTCAGATAAAAGCATGACCAGCCCGCCGGTGTGATAATCGCGATTTGCAGTATCGACAGGGATCGATGTGGCGCCAACAGAAAGCGAAGACTCAAGCAGGGTTCCATCGGGCCATACCGGGAGCGCCCATTCCCTCGCGCCCCACCCGTAGATCGCTGAATCCAGAAGGCGCCGCGCCCGACCGCTTACCAAAATAGAAAATTCGAACGCGCGCCGCGGATATTCGCGAAGCTGAATGCGCTGTTCAGTGCCATCGTATGCGGTCTTTGTATCAGTCAGCCATTCAAGACGCTCAAGCATCGGATTTGCCCAATCAGGGCGCCATAGCCAAGGCGTGATCCGGCTTCCGACTATCGTCGTGATTAGGGTTTCGCTGTCTTGGAAATTGAAGGCATATGCGGCGTCAATCGTCGCCGGCCCATCGGTGCTAACGCGCACCGTATAGAAATTTTGTTTCAGCGGCGGATAAACCAGCGGCGGGGTTCCGGGCTGGATAAGCGATATTCCTTCGGCATTTGACGCAAGGATTGATTGAAGCGTCTTTGAAGTGACGTAAGCATTCCAAACGGTGATAACCGTTTCCTGCAGGCTGACGACTGATCCAACATCGATAGCAAGCGGGGATACATGAATGCGATCGTACCAATCAGCGAAGCCGAACATATCCCCGATCAATCCAGCCTTGGAATTGGCAGGCTCATCGATTGGCTGGGTATCATTTTTCGCGCCTGATATTTGTTCAGATGCAAGCCAGCCTCCCCACGGCGCAAGTTCATGCGGCGCGGTGATTTCAATTCCGGATTTCGCGATGACCGGAGAATGGAATAGATATCCAGCGAAGGTCGCCATAATCAGTTTCGCTTATATGCCAGCCCGTAATTCCCGCTTGAAGGAATAAGGCGAGTCGGATCGGTGGTCGAACCCCAAGTCGCCGTTTTTTGGATAAGTGGAAAGACAAGCCACTCGTCCGATCCGATCGTAATCAATTCGCCCGGAGCAAGGTTCTTTATGTTCAGGAATCGAATATCTTTCGCAAATCCAATAAGCGAAGTGAGCCCTGATGCTCTGCGAATATGGACCATGATTGGAAGCAATGGCGTAAGCTGATTGAAATCGCTCGGCGATCGGTCATAAAGTTCCTTGTTGAAACTCATATGAGGCCCCTGACCGCGAACTCCGCCTACTGCGTTTGGGGTGGTCAATGTGTTAACCGCGGCAGAGCCGAATGGATGCCAGATCAGCGAATCAACTTCGCAGCGAATGTTGTTTCTTGCTGTTGCGGTGTATTGGTTGGCAATGCAATCGAATGGAACCGAGTGGTTATCGTCATCAGGATTGTTCGGGCTTTGGGAAGTTGTATACGCAGTCAACCAGTAAAGCGCATTGGTATATTCGCCTCCGACATATTCGCCAGACTTTTGAATGTTTCCAATCCCGATGTGGCTGAAAAGCCCTGCGCTTTTTTCGATCACGACATGCAGGTAATCGGGCGCCGATCCGGCAAAAAAATGATACGCCTGAAATGGACCCGGAATATTGTTTGCGACCTGAGTTTGCGGTGCCGCGCCGGGTTGCGCGTTCCAAGCTGACCCCGCGGCATATCCGGTCGCAGCGCGAAGAAAGATGTCGTCAACGTCCCAGCTAACCCCCCAATATTTGCCGCCCTTCGTGAAAACCTTTCCGCTTGTTGGGGTGTTGACCGTCCATCCATTCGCGACAGCGAATGTTTCAAGCTTTGTGATCAGGTCGGCCGGGCCTGTCGCCGTTCCGGTTTCATAAACTGCCATGATTTCCCCTTATGCGAGCTTCAGCGCCCAATAGTGATGCCGAAGCGTCCGGTTGATATTCTGGACCACAAGATAATCAACGCCGTCAATTTGAATGATGTTTTCAGCGGCATTGTTGAATCCACCAACGTAATAGCACCCATCAATTTCCCCGAATACCTGCTGGCTTGGGGTATTAGAATTTAGAATAAGCGGAAGCAAAGTGTATGACCCGTCCACGTTAGTCGATAATTCCTTGATCAAATCATCGAGAGAACTATTTGCCCCGGCATAAGGCCAAACATATCGACCAAGGCCGCTGACGGTTTCGTTGCCGCTTGACGGATAGTAGTTGCTGAATCCATACCAAGCCCCGTCTGGAAACGCAAATTTGCAGCCACTTACTTGACTTGAACTGGATGCCGCGCCGGGGTCGGTGAAGTGCCTGAACCCGAAATCATTTAATGACCAGCGCGTTTCTGCGGTTTCGGTTTCAGCGGCAATGTAGACCGGATACCCAAATTGACTCGGCGTTGCATACGGGAGAATCTTTCCTGCATGCATCGCATGATAAGTCGTTGAAATCTTCGCGACCACGACAAATCGCTGCCCATTCGCAACGATCCAATATGGCGTGGTTGTATTCCAAGCGCTCATATAAACTGCGCCGCTAAATCCGACTTGATTGCTGAAAGCAAGCCCGGAATTGAAACCGAACGACCCGGCAAGCGTAAGGTTATAGATATCCGTTCCCGGGTTGTTATACCTAGATAACCCGACAAAAATCTCGTCTGTTCCGGCAAGCCCCGGTCCATTCATCCATCCGCCCGCTGTTTGTTCGTTCGCTTTTCCAAGGAATTCCCATTCCGAATTTGCAGCCACCATCGCGCCCTGAGTGGTTGCAAACGTGAATTGATCGCCTACCTGAAAATCGATCGCGCCATCAGCGATCGTAAACGCGACGAAGCTATTTTCGTATGGGACCCCAACAGTTGCGCTTGCCTGCGCGCCTGAAACGCTTCCGACCACGCTGAAGGTTCCGCCATTCGCAGCGGCAGCAGTGCAGGTGATCGTCCAGTTTTCAGTTATGGTCGCCGGGAAAGTTCCAGCGCTGGGGTAAGTTCCGCCGAGGGTAAGCGCGCCATCCCCGGTTCCGGTAAAGCCAACTGCGCCGACCGTCGCATATCCGCAGACAAAGCGGATGATCCTATCCATCAAGTCAACGTTATCTAATGCGGTTCCTATTTCATAAGGCATGTTTTCCCCTTTAGATTTTTACGCAAGCGATTGCTTAACTGCGCCCGAATTGCGTTGCAAAATATTAAGCACGGTCTTTTCGCCTGCAGATGATGTCAGATAGTCCGACACCAGCGACGGATCGATCACGTTAATGATCCGGGTTCCGCCGCCGGATGCTCCGCCATTCGCAACGTGGCGCGGATCAGTCTTCGGCAGGACTTCCTCGCCTTTCTGCAGGATCGCGGGCACTTCGTTAGGCTGAAGCCCTGCGATTCCGCCGTCATGGTAGCGCGGCGCCCCGGCGAAGATCAGCGGCGACACTTGTCGGCGACCGCCACCAGCGCCAGCAATTCCGCCGGCATGATTGACCGATGCGGTGACTTTCAAAAGCCCACCGATCGCGGTTCGATACGGCTCAGGGATCACCGAAAGGATCGCCCAAGTCGCAAGCGCTTGCGCTGCCATTCGCGCCAAGCTTGCGGCGAATCCGCGCACCATATCGAGCATGGCATCCTTCGCCGATTTCGATCCGCTTACCAAATCCTCGAACATGCCGGCAAAGCTTTGAACGGCAGAATTGGTGATGAATCCAGCAAGATCGTCGCTCATGTTCTGCAGCGATGACCGCAGCGTGATCGCGGCCGCTTCCCATCCGGTAGCGCTTTCGATCGCCATCGTCTGAAGCGCAAGGCCGGCGGCTTGCGCCCCTTGAACGATCGCAGGGTTATTCGTCGCGACCGCAAGATCATTCATCGCAGCCGACACGCCCTGCAATTCAGCGACCGTGCGCTGTCGGTCTGCGCTTGCCTGCGCCTGCGCGGTATCGCCGCTTAATCCACCGACTTGAACAAGGTTGTTCAGTTCATCAGCGCGCGCGCGGGACCGCGCGATGATCTCATCGAACTGCCGCTGAAGATCGTCGAACTTTGCCCGCGCCCTTTCGGTATTGAAAAGCTTGTCAACGATATCCAGCGCATTCGGGTCGCTCGCGAATCGATTTCGCGCCTCGTCATATGCCCGCTGGATTTCGGACAGGCGCGCTTCAAGTTCCTGCCCCTGCGCGCGAAGCAAAGCGGTTCGGGTGTCGCCGATCGCCCGCTGATATTCGCGCTCCTTTGCCGCGGCATCGCCGGCAAGCTTGGCAAGCTGGGACGCGCGATCGCGCTCAAGGATGATCAGTTCGGCATCGATCTTCGCGACCGATTCCTTGGTTTGACGGATCTCCTTTTCGGTTTTTGCGCGGTCATCACCATCGGTGGTTCGCGATGCCAGCGCGGCAAGTTCGGCAAGGTGCGCAGCCTGCGCGTCGCGCTCCTGCTGAAGCTGCGCGCGGCTGTTGTCGAAATCCTGCTCCGCGAGAAGCGATTTCTCCGCATACCATTCAGCAATCGAGATTCGCCGATCTTCGAGCGCTTGGTCATAGGCCGCGGATTCGCGCTGCAGGCCGTCAGCGATCAGCTTGAACGAATCCTCCGCAGCCTTTTTGATTTCCGGAAGCCGGAACTTTGCGGCATCCTGCCCGGAAGTCTTTGACCCGGTGATGGCGCCGCCCGCTGCAGCCGCGCCGCCCGCGGCTTTCTGTTCCTTCGCAGCCCGAGCCGCGGCATTCTGCAGGTCGCCGATTTGCTTAATTGCCGTCGCGACTGCGCCAGTTCCATCAGCGACGGGCTTGATGATGTCCCGGGCGGCTTGCTGCCCTAGATTCCTGAATTTGTTCAGGCTGTCAGCCCATCCTTCGACCTTCGCGCCAAGGTCATCGTCCATCAGGCCGGC